ACCAGCTTCTTCTGAGTAGCGAATCATAGCAATAGACTTCTTCTCAGACTCTGTAACTGTAAATGGAATCTGGTTAGGATAGAGTTCTACCCACTTAGCCATTGCTGCGTCGTAGTCACCTGGGTATTGATCGAGCAACTTGTTCCAAGTTTGCTTGAAGTTTGCACGACCATTATCTTGTATCCAAGCAGCCATATCAGATTTAAGTTGCACTTGAGGGGAAGCAGGTGCAAAGAATCCAAAGGCAAAGCGCATACCTAGAATGCCAAGAGTTGTGTTCTTAACTGCTAGACGATAAGCCTCTTGCTCTTCAGCAGTAGGTGGAATCAACTGGCCTGCTTCGTCATAACGCTTTGGTAGTCCGTGTCCTGATGCCTCAAGATAGGTAACTGCCTTACGCCAAGCTGATGCGTACTGTGAGTTACGGTCATCTTGGTTCATTGCAGCGTATAGACGGTTGATATGTGCTGGCAAAATCGCTGAAAGAATAGGTTGATCTACAGCATACTTACCAAGAGCATAGCCCTTGATTGTATCTGCATCTCCTGGGCTAAAGATGTTGACGAGGCTAGTTAGCGTTGTAACGCTGACACCGGCAACAGGACCAGAGAATGTTGGAACCAATGAGTCTGGGTTCAGAGATGGTGTAAGCATCTTTACCTGAGCGCCAAATTGAATTGGGAATGGAACCTTAAACTCTTGCTTAATGCCCATTTTTTCCAATGTATCTTGAATAGCATTGTAGACAGGTGCAATACCTGGATAGACGAAGTATGACTCGCCCTGATCGTCCTGTTGAATCCAACCTGAGTGGGTTACACCTTCGTAGGTAAGTGCTGCCTTCTGGATAGCCTCTGGGTTGTACTTAACAACGCGATACATACGGCGATAGAAGTCTTCTGTAGCACGATAGAAACGTGCAAAGTTACGTGATGAGAACGCTAGTTGTGTTCTAACCAGTGGGTTATCCACATAAGCCAGTGTCTGGCTCATTGCTCGTTCTTCAATAACAGTTGCTAGGTCACGCTTAGCACGCTCTGTAGCAATAGCAATACCAGCAGTATTCTTAGGATCAATGCCACGTGTATATGACTCAATCCAAGCCTTATCAAAGCCAGTCTTTTCAAACTGCTTGCGGATAGAAAGCATCTCATTGATAACAATTGGCTGACGAGACATACGTGCGTTAGCAAGACCAAGGAATGTCCATCCATTAGTCATTACATTGGATGTAATTTGTCCCACATCTACTGCTGGAATAAGTGTAGGACCAACAATTGCTGGTGGTACATCTAAAGTATTAGTTGGCAGGTCATCTAGTGACAGGCTTCCAGTAACTTTCCAGTTACCAAGTTCATCTTGAACTCTGATCTTGTTCAGCAAATCTAGGTTAAGAGTAGTTCCGTCCTTCTTGACGAAGTTCTCTTTAGCACGACGGAAGGCTTCACGGATAATTCCCTCTGAATCCATATCAGAAGATAGGCGAGCATCCTTAAGGAACTGCTGACCATTCTTTGTCTTGAGCCAAACACGTGCATTCTTAAGAAACTCTGCTTGGTTGTCTAGGTTTGCAAGTGCAATAGCACCTAATTCATCGTTGGCATAGTAGCCAATACGCATCATCCAGGTAACCATAGAGGCTTGATCCTGTGGATCTACAGCCTGAATCTTAAAGCCACGTTCACCAGGCTTCTTAACAAACTTGCCCTGTGGATAACTCATCTCAAGGTTATGAACACGAACACCTGTTTGACGAGCAAGGTTTACTGCACGAGAAATATAGTCATTACCAGTTACAAAGTTAAGTCCACCTTCAGATGCAACTGATAGAGCATTCTCTAAGTCACCATACTTGAGTTGTTCTTTAAGAAGTGCTGCATCTTTCTCGTTAATTGGACCAAGGCCAATAGACTTACGGAAATTATTAAGGCGACCAGAGGTTAATGAGTTAGCAAATACTTCACGTACCTGATTAGTCAGTCCACCTTCGAGTTCACCTTTGATGGTTGCAATCTCAGTTTGTAGTCTTTGAACTGTTGCTGCATCTGTTGCAGTCTCTAGTTCCTTCTTTAACTTAGGAAGAGAAACTTTTGCTGCATCAAAGCGTGTTTTAATTGCGGTAAGTTCTGCTGCTGTCTTATTGACTTCATTCTTATTGACAAGACGCATAGCAAGTCCTAGAGGATTGCTTGCCCAGTTAATCTGAGCGTTGTCTGCCTTAAGAGCTGCAGCTAAATATGTGTTAACGCGAGTCTCAAGCATACGAGACTTAGCAAGACCCCACGGAGACTTACCTATAGCAAGGTTAACCATCAAGTCTTCACCAGCATTACGCAGTGCATAACGTGGTCCAGCCAAAGTTAAGAATGACCAAGCAGTAGTTGCCTTGCTTGCAAAGTCACTGTTAGCAACTCCGATAAACTTTTGAGCCAAAGTGTTGCGTGCTGCTGCACGATCTAGTTCAGCGATGCTTGGAACTGATACAAAGTTATTAAAGTCTGAAGGAAGAGCACCTTTTTGTGCAAATGCCTCATCTGACATACTCACTGAGTGGACTGTTGCACCCTTGCCAGTCATATAACGGACAAGTTGTTGTCCTGGCATAGTGGTATTCATACCACGAAGTTCAGCAACAGTAGACCATAGGCCGTAGTAAACGTCCTTGCGCTTACCAACCTCGTCCATACTATCGAATGCTTCAGCAATTAAACGTGATTCACGCTTTGGCATTACCATAATCGCTATGCGATAAATCTTATCTGATGCTCCAGCTTCCATTACATCAAAGACATCATCTTTGAACATAGGAGCAAGTGTCAGGCTAGCCTTAGCACGGTCAATACGGTGCATAACATAGGCTGTTGAGAAACGAGCAATGCCTTTGAAGTTAGTTGCCTTGGTTACCTTGTCAACAATAACCTTTTGGTTGTTGATAACAGTTTCAGCAATGCCATCTGTAGTTGCTGCACCATCAAAGAAGTAATCTCCTACAAGTTTAGGACCTACTTCATCAATGTTAAGCACCTTGCGACCAGTTGTAAGCGCGTTAATACGCAACTTACGTGCTGTATTCATACGTGGTACAAGTACACGTTGGCGACCAACTGAGCCTTTAAGCATTTCATCTAGTTGCTTAGTGTTCTCAAAGAAAGCCTTGGCAGTTGCTGCGTTAGTTACAGGTACATCTGCCTTAATAAAGTTCTTAATGACCGCATCACCGAACTCAGGTGCAATTGTATGCAGTTGAGCCTTGGCAACAGCGATGGCTTCTGGGTTCTTTGCAGTTTGTGCCTTAGCAAGTTCATCTAGTTTGGCACCGTAGGTGTTCCAAAACTGTACAACTTGTGGCTTAGAAAATACTTCAGCTACTTTATTGCCACCAACGACAACATCTAGTGCATACTTGCTGACATCATATAGGCGCTTAGCCTTACCTGCGACCAATAGTGGATCTGCAAGTACGCGATATGCAGCATCAAAGGTTCCAGATACTGCCTTATAGAAAAGACCTGAACCTTCAACTGATGCTGGCGTAATAGCGTTTGCTACAAAGCGACCAAAAGAATACTTAGATGCGTTAACTGCATCAAGAGTATCTTGAAAGTTAGCACGGGCTGCTTCTACCTGATCGGGAGCAATGCCTTCGATAACCTTATTAGTAGGGTCTGCCAGTTTAAGATACTTAACTTGATCTGGTGTAGCAGACTTCATAATCTTTTCTGGTGCTTCACCTGATGCAATACGCATAGCAATATCTACTGCATCGTTACCATACTTAACCTTTGCATCAATGATGCGGTTTGGGCTAAAGACCTTATCGCCTTTATCATTTGCTACAGTCCAAGCAGTACCAAGATCAACACCTTGGTCACCAGAGATCTGTGCTGTACGCCAAAGACGTGTAGAAAAATCTGATACGTTGTTTAATCCGTTAAGGATATGAGAGCCTGCGTAGCCAAGTGCATTGCCAACAGCACCACCTGTGTAGTGCCAAGCAGTTCCTAGCCAGCCACGTTGTGGCTTGATTGCTGGATCTTCGTTACCAAAGTTCTTGATTAGGCTTGCTTGCTGAGATGGTGTGTACTTGTTGTACTTAGCCTGAGCTACATCTGCTGGAAGATTAGTTAGTTCTTTATGTGCTGCAAGTGCCTTATTAAACTCATCAATTTTCTTTTGTTCTGCTGGAGTTAATCCTGCAGCAAATCCTGCCGCTTTAAGATTATCTGCCATTAGTTACCTCGTGATAGTGCGTCCTGATACAAGATAGCAATTGAACCGTCTGTGTCGTATGGAAGCATCTTTACTAATGTGTCAGATAGTTTCTCTGAAGACTTACCCATCATCAATGCTGATGATCCAGCACCTGCACCACGGTCAATACCTGTAGTAATTGGTTCACCTGGACGCTGGGTTGGTGCAAATAATGGAGTTACAGGTTCTGGTGCAGTAGCTACTGCTGGAGCCTGTGATGGGCGCACATCTGGAGTTGTTGCCAGTGGCGCACCTGACTTGATTGCTGCTGTTTCTACACCTTCACCGTAATAGGCAGAAGGTAAATCTGTTCGCTTTGAAAACTTACCAGGACCTGAAGCACCGGCGAGTGGACCTCTAGCCATCTGTTTCCTCCTGAATTTTCTCTAGGTCTTGGCTCATATCTTCCCAAGCCTTTATTGTCTTTGTCTTTTGATTAGCGTGATAAATAGAAATTTCTAATATCTCTTCTGTAAATGAATGGAATGCTGAGGCTAGGTTGTGTACCAAGCCTGCAAAGATCACTCCAAAATCAGAGCGACGTACTGGACGAGGTATAAAATCGTCATCGTTTCTCATCCAGCACGCCTCTCATTTGAATTATTACTTACCCTTTTTTACTGACTTGCCCTTACGAGCTGCTGCGACCATACCAAAGAATACTTTGCCTGGACCTGCTGGCTTAGAAGTATCTCGCTTGCCCTCAAGAGGCTTTGCCATAGAAGCCTTTGCTACTGTTCCTTTTTTCATTTTTACACCTCCTCCTATGCTGCGCCTGTGATGGATGCAAGTAAACCTGCAATGTCTGGACGTTGAGTTGGACCAGCAGCAGGGGCCATACCAGCTTGTTCTTGTGGAGGTTGCTGCGAGGCAGGAGCGGTGGCCGCACCTGCTGCTGGAATCATTTGTTCTGTACCAGGTACTGGTGCTGGTGGTGCTACTGGTGCAAAGACCTTTTCAATAACAGACTCTAGTGAGAGTCCCTTTTGACGACCTTGGATAACACCTGCGATACGGTTGACGACTTCGCTTGGATCTTGACCTTGCGCTGCCATAGCTGGAATTGCCTGAGCATACTGTGCAACAGCAACACGCAAAGAGTCACGCATCTCTTCAATATCAACACGTTGTTCCTCCTGGGTAACATTAAGTTCCATAGGGATCTCACGACGTACATAGTCACGTGAGACGAGTTTATCTGAACGCATCTGAAGCAATGCAATGATGGCACGGTTAGGATCCATACCAGACATAATTCCGTAACGTACATCTACACCGTACTCGCCCTTGATGTCACGTGATGGGATGTACTTCATTGAGTATGGAGTACCGTCATCAACGCCACGAATCTCCTTGGTCATAGAACCAAAGACCTTCTCATCAATCTCAAAGCAAAGAGATACTAGGTCTGTAAACAAACGAGCAAACTGTGCTTGTGCTGCCTTAACCTGTGTATCAAATCCTGCTTGTAGTGCTTGCACACCACGACCTGTTACAACTGATGCGTCAATGTTACCTGAACGAGATTCAGGGTAACGAGAACCAAGACGAAGTTCGCGCTCTAGGACACCG